GCATGACTAAGGCTGCCGTTGAGGGGTCTTTTTCCTCCCTCAAACGTATAGTTAACCAGTCGTCTGCCATATTAATGGCGACTAATGGTACCCCATAAGCTTTAGCTAATAACACTTTTGAAGTGTTAGTGTTCGACCGGTACATTCCTGCCATCCTAGCTCTAACAAAGTCCCTGTGGGTGGGTATTCTACTAATGTAGTACGCCCCACACCTCTGGTTCGTTGTAGTAGAGAATACTGCTGCGCGTAAACTCTTTACTAGTTTAGGTAAAAATGACCTGTCTATTAGTGACCTGCACAATTTTTCTGCATAAGCCCTTACACCTGGAAAAGACTTACTTTTATCATCCTCTATTCTCTCTGAGATTGAGGTCCGTTTTTCTTCGACGACTATTTCATGACTCAAACTCTTTTCACTTATAGTCTCACTGAGCCCGCCAAGTGAAGAATGGGTCGTAGCTATAATGTATAATGTACGATAATCAGTATCCCAAATATCTGCTGTGTGTTGCAACTGTGTATAAAGAATGTTTTCAATGGTCCTTTTATCACCACCACGTTCAAGTATTTCATATGCTCTGTCTATTTGAGATTTCAAATAAGCTCTTAAATTATTAGGTAATGCCGACTCTGTCGGTCCATGAACAAAAGTTGCTACCGCCCTAGCTAGATACTGACTAGACGTTTTTGCCTTGTGATCAACACGAAGAAATTCTGCTATAGCTCCTAAGAAACATTTTGTCTTTTGAAATCTAATATTATACAGCTTAGCTCGTTGTTCTAGGGTGACTATTTGTTTCATATTTTTTACAGACATTAAGACATCATCCCCATTATGCGTGCTCACCACATTCAATCCATCCAAGCATACATCCGTATAAATCTGGTTCAATATAGTATTCATTACTGTAGTGAATCGCCAGCCAGACAATAGTGTACCACTTGTTTTATACTTAGTATTGTTAGCAACGTCATTAATGTAACACTCATCCAGAGACCTGATGACCCATCCTAAAGCTGTAATCTGATCAGGAACCATGTCATTATTAAATACAGAGTGATAAGCACGTAGTACTGCCTGCATACTACTATTACTATGCTGTGAATTAAAATCTTCAAAATCAAAACAGAAAGGTGTTCCGTTAGCCAATACCTGTTGGACCGTCTTAGCCACATTTTCTTCATTAGCCGATTGGCCAATAGGGAATTTCTCTGATAACATTTCTTCAATATTC